TTTGCTAGCGGCACTAAAGCGCCGCGTAGTCCTCACAACAGTGTAGGGTCCGACCGCACGTGGCAAAGCCAAGTGGTGTGGCAGTTTGGCGTCCCAGCAAAGCAAGCTCGCGCTCGTCTTACTGGCCGCAAACGGCTTCTGCGGTGCTGCTCCCGTGCCGGGCGCGAGCACCTGAGGGGCCCGGTGACGCAAGTCACGGCCCTGTTTCTTGGCTTTGTTCTTTAGCTTGCCATTCTTCACATTCGTGCTTCGTTTCGCCATCACGTCGATGGTCGTCCAAGTGTCACGCACACTTGCAGAGTTCAGCGCGTGCCGCGGGGACAAGTCGTCCGCTCACCTTGAGCCGTCCCCCATGTACCTTAGAGAGTGTTTTGCCTGCCCGTCAGGCTTCAGGACGTTTATTAGTAATTTTCAATGCTTTCCCGTAGCGCATTTTGATGTGCAAGGGCGACGCAAATCGCCTTAGGCACCCGGCTTGGCTTGCCGAACGCCGCATCCAGCCAGGCCGTTGCAACCAACCGCTCAAGTGAAACCTTGAGGGGTGGTCCTTCCAGCACCTGACCTTCACCAACTAACCCAAGCACAAACGTCGTTTCAAGCTGGCTCCAGCAACCCCGTCCAGGAGGTTAACGACGCGCCCTCACCGTAAGACACACCACAATCACCAGGCTCTTCACCGGACTCCGGGCCGGCTACTGAGGCATAAGGTATCCACCGCGGTCGGCATTACTTTAACGCGGCTGGGGGGGTGGTCGGCTCTGGATACTAAACTAACACCCGTCCATGCGACTTAGGTGCTTCGTTTTTCTCCGCCCGACTCGTAGGTGTACCGCCCGCCCCTGGAATTCTATACTGACCGGCCTTCTCTTCCTCGAGGCGCCTGGGAAGCTGCCTCGGTATCGGTCTAGTATCGCGCGGCACCGGACGAAGTGTTCTACCCACGCTTTAATTTTCTACGCTCATCGCGCACCCACACACTCTAAGAGGACCGTATTTCTATCGCGCCCGGTCCAGGCGCCACGCATGTCGAAATCTAGGACAACCAGACTCGCGGCACGAACACCGCGAGGTCCTTCCCGTGCATTTCGAGAGTGGTGACGCCGCACATCGCCGCCCACTCCGCATCCGTGGCCTTACCCGCTGAAGCCGTTGCCCAGCGCTTCCAGAGCGCTTCGTCTCCGACTTGAGGCGGCGGGAATATCAAGGAGGCTTCTGCGTCGAACTCCGCCCCCGTTGACATTTCAAGGTCTTTGACATAAGCTGCGCTGACTCTACTGCAGTCGTGCCGCCTATGATCGTCGTACATCGCGCGACAAAAAGCGTATAGAGGCCCGACGCCTCTGAAGCCTTTCGCCATCTCGCACGCGTACCGTGCCATCGTCCCGTGGAACTCAGCGTCTGTGCAGTCGATAGTTGACCAAGCTTTCTCCTGAAGGAAGCGCTTGATCGGTGGTGCTGCAACCAGATCGCCGTCCGCGGTGAACGTGGGTTTACCGTCACTTATCAGGGCCCTAATCCCTACGAACTCAAGGTAGTCGTCTCCCTGAGGCAACACCGTTCGTAGCTTGGATTTCCACCCCCATCGCTTGAAGAATGCCGAGATGTCCTCCAGGTCGATGTCTTCTTCCAGCGCCCCGGCCGGGTCATCGCCTTCAAAGGCGAGCCGGGCGACGTACTCCTTTGCGTCGCGCGCCGATATGTAGAAGAAGTT